GGCCTCTTCGATCTGCTCCAGCGCATCACGCTTTTGCAGCTCAAGCTTAAAAGCGATGGATTCAGCTTGCGCCTTTTGTGCTGCAAGCTTCGCGGCACCCGCATCTTCTTCCTGCTTCTGAATTTCGGCCTGCATCTGCTGGATGACATGATCCAATTGCTGGATTTGCTGCTCAGACTGCTGCATGTGCTGCTGCACTTCTGGAGGCAATGGAGGCTGTGCACCGTTCTCTTCCTTCAATCCAGGCGGCAGCGTCTTCTCAAGACGCTTTGCCATCTCTTCAGCCATCGGGAAGTCATACGCACGCATGACAATATCCCCGGCAACCTGCATGATCTGCGGGTTGTGCTGGGTTAGGTTCGTAAGAGCTTCAGCAGCTTCTTGACGCTGCGTGTGATAGCTAGGGCCAGTATCAATTGCAACGTCATAGCGTCCCATCAATGGGTTAAAAATCTTGTTAACCTCGCCCAACTCATCGCTCGGAGTCTCGGCATAAGGCTGCTGCATGTCGGGATCAAGATGCGCCTTCTCTTCGCCTCCATCTAGACCAAGAATCCGCACGATCCGCTTGGAGTCGTAAATCTTGGGGATCAGATCAACCAATACCCGCATCTCATACGTCAATGCGCGTGCCAAGTTGTCAGGGAAGTGGAAGGTTGCAATCTCGCCCTGAGCTTTCAGGCGCTGAATGCCAATGCCTGAGTTGGCCTCGGACTTGATTCCGAAGTTCGCATTCTGTTGACCAGAAGCAGCACGCATCTCTTCAGTCGAGAGTTGCAGCATCTGCACTTGAGCCGCAGCCATCATTGCAGGCTGTTGGCGCTCAGGCTTGGGCAGTGGCTGGCCTTCTTCGTTGAAGGCATTCCACGGCAGATAAGCGCGATTATCGATGTTTGCAGCGCCCCAAATGTCCTCGAAGTTTTCTATGGACTCAGCCGCTGCCAGATAGGGCACTTTATTCTGTAATGCCAGCGTTTCAACGCTTGCGGAGTAGCTGTAATTAACCATCCGCGCCGGGTCTTTTAAGTCCCGTACGATGCCTTTGCGAACAATGTCGCCATTGACGTTCAATTCCTTGCCAACAACAGTAACGATGGGCAGGTATTTACCCATCCACTCGCGCTTGTCCACAGGCTCAGTCTCACCGCCAAGCAGCTTGCACCAGTACCATTGCTTGAGCTTGGTTTGGCGCTCTTTGACCACTGCGATCACCTGACCATCGCCAAGCGACAGCATGTTCGCAGCAACCTTTGCGCCTTGCGGGAGCTTGCTTTTCAGAGCTGTAGATCCATCTCCAAGCAGGTACAGCGTGTCTTCTTTGTATTCGCACCAGAAGTATTCAGCGCGGCGAATGGTGTCATTCTTGACCCATCCACGATCACCATCAGTCGCCCAGCTCGAAGGATCCAGATCCGGGTGATCTTCCTTGGCCTGCTCAATGCTAATGTCTTCGAAGATGAAGCCCCATTTAGCATCTGAGCGGTCAGGCTCCACAGCATCAGGGTCTATGTAGACCAACTGCGGGTTTGTCAGTGACTTGATCGTGATGACCTGATCGAAGGATTCCTCGCTCTCGTACTCGGTCAGGATGCGCCAATAGCCCTCACCGCCATAGATAGCATGCTCTGCGGCTATGTCGTGGGCTGTGTCTGCATTGCTGTACGACTGGATCGATCGGCACAAACCGCCCAGGATCTCTGCCGTGTCAGGGTCAGCCATCGAGTCAACCGGCAACACACGGCCAGCAGGACGATTCTGGCGAATAGCGTTAATGACCTGATTGCAATGCTGCGCGGTCAGGTTGATGGTCAGGCAGGGCTTACCAAGCGTGGCAGCGCGTTGCTGATAAACGTCTTCGGGCCATTGCCATTGATTCTCACTATCGCCCATGACAAATCGCGTGTCAGCAATAGCCTGCTGGCGCAGCGAGTTGTATGCGTCGTGGGCGCGTTGATAGCGGTCATGCGCTATCTCAACAATGCTTTTCTGGTCTTTATCGGCCATTTGCAACCTCAGAAGCAGCAGCGCCTAGGTTGGTCATCTTGACCTTGAACACCTGCGGCATGCGTGCCATCAGTACGATGGGCTTGCGCTGGATGACCTGGAAGCCGAATCGCTCGTACCATGCTTGCAACTCAGTCATGCCCACGGCGCCAAACGTCTTTGGGGATAGCATCAGCACTACCCCCTCAATATCAGCGTCATCGCAGATCGACTTGACCAACTCAGTGGCAAAACCATGCTTGCGTGCATCTGGATCAGTCCAAACACGCACCAACTCCAGAACACCGGACAAGGATTGAGGCAGGGTCGGAGTTACTAGCTCTGCGCTGCTGTGTTCGTTGCTGTAGTGTTTGTGCATTTAGCTCATCCATCCAGCCCCGCCAAAGCGGTGATGGACGTTCTTCTTTGGTTTGTGTCTCTCCATGTCTGGAGCAGGTTTAGCCCTGCGTGCGCCCTCGCAGGCGTATCGCAAAGCGTCAATAAGGTGGTTGTCTTTGTCTGCCAGAACTGGCACAACCGAACCCGTCAGCGGGTCGGTCTTGTAGCTGTACAGCGTGAGTTCATCAATCAAGTGCGTGCACCGTGGATGAACCACAATGTCAAACGACTTCAGGAACTCGACGCCTTCTTCAAGGCTCTTTGCGCCTTTGATTGCGCTGCGGATCTTGGGAAATCCATTGCGCTGCATATGGCTAATCGTCTCAGGTCTAGCACTGTCGGCAGTGATGGGCCATTTCTCAGACTCAGGCACGCCCATGAAAAGCTCGGGAAGATTGACGATCTCGCAGCCAACTTGCCACGCTTCGTAATCGACATACAGCCTGTTTCCTTCAATAGAGCATCTGACAAGCACAGACGGATCAACCGAGAACCCCCAGTCAGCGCCTAGACGGTGAATGGTTCCAGCAGGCCTTTCAAACTCTTCTATCGTCCAGTTCTTGAACACTCTGGACTCGCTGCTGGTCTGGTACTGACCTTCCCAGATGTGCAGGTACTTGTCCATATCCCGGCGCTTGTCGTACTCCAACTCTGTGCGTAGGACTTCGGGAAACCAAGGGTTATCCTGCCAATTCACATGCAGCAGGATCGTGGATGGCGGCAACTCGTCTGCCTTGAACATCACATCAATCGGGTCTGTGTCAAACCGTGGGTTGTAGGTAAACCATATCTCACTGCCAGGCGCACGAATGGTCGGCACAAGGTCATCTAGTGAGCTTCGGCTGATGGTCTGGGCTTCTTCAACCCAGCAGCGGGTGATGCCTTCCATAGACTTGACCGATGCACTGTTACCGCGCAAACCAGCGAAGATGAACAGCGACCCGTTCTTTCCACGTATCTCTGCTTCCGTGGACTCAAAGAAGGTACGCAGCCCTAGACGGTCTATCTCATCGTCTAGCAGGCGCTTGACAGAATCCTTGATCGACTTCTGCACCTCCCGCGCACAAAGCACACGGTGAGTCTCGGATGCAGCTTGCAGGATAAGTGCTGCCGCTGCGGAGCGTGACTTAGCCGATCCTCGCCCACCTCGGAGAACCTTGTAGCGCGATGGCTCCCAAAGTCTCTGCGCCCAATCAGGCAGTTGGGCCATTGGGTTTGACGAATGACACGCTGATGTGCGCCCTTAGCGGATTGTCAGGATCACCGGCAATCGTCATTGGAAGCACTTTTCCCACAAGCGACAAGAAGGCAGATGCAGTCCTAGGATCGTTTGCACGCTCGGTTAGATACTCCACCCCTCCAGATGCATCCAGAGCGCCTAGGATCATGTCCTTAAGCTGTTTGGTAGCCTTATTTGGCAAACCCTTTGGACGGCCTGGGCCCTTTTCCTTGCCTTTTTTAAATTGTGTTGAAGTAGTCATGCTATGCCCTTATCGAGCGCCCTGAATAACGTCAGGTCGATTGAAGAAAAACCCCACCTTCTTTTCGATGGGAAAGCGGCATAAGCCACTGAGGGAGTGATTGATGCGTCCAGCCCCATCAGAGTGCCTGGTAGGTGCAAGCGGCTCTGATGGGGTTTGATGCTGGAACTAAGACGATTTGCCCATCGTCTAGGGGCCATCCCATAGCTCAGAGCCTGCCAATGATGAAAGCAGGGGAGCTATGTGCGGGATGGGTTTGGGGTTTGGTGCAGGGTGCGATCTAAGGGTTAGACAGCCTGTTGATGTTGATCGACCCCGCAAAACAAAAAAGCCCCCGATCTTGCGAAAGGAGGCTATTTTTAGAGGCACGAATGCCTACGGAGCAAATGGTATTACATAATTCCGGCTTCCGTCAACCGTCTGGTCAAAATATTTCTAGCCATTGCCAAAATCACAGTACGCTCGTTTACGTCTATCGGTAGCCGAGCGCTAGACCAGACTGACTTGCCGGTATATAGGTTACGGGCTTGGATCTGAATAGCTGTGCGGTGCGTTGGCTCCAGCTCGGATATGTGGAAGTCCACAGACTCCATTTGGTTATGGTGCAAGTCGCCATCTATTACGTCCGACTCGCTATCCCACTGCCTGGAGCTGACCAAGCCGTTGAACATGGGCGCGGTGCCGTGTGATCCAAGGATGGCAAAGGACTTAGCCCACTTGTGCCACTCTGCAAGGAGTCCGTCCAATATATAGCGTGCATCATTCTTCATTTATGCCCCTAGTGAAAATATGCTGTTTGCGTAGCTGAACATGGTTTTCTTGCGTGGTCGCTGGTGCTCTTGGGTGATGACCCTTGGAAGCTTTGGGCCTCGAATGATCGTTTCGCGCCAGTTTGGAAGCACTGAATAGATGCCGAATGCGCCTTGCTGGCCTCGGTTATCTGGCTTATCCACAGTCACAAGGCCATATTCCACGGCCCGGGCAAGGTACTTGGATGCGTTGGGAGTGGGGACTCCGATGCGTTTACCAAGCTCTGCACAGCCGCATGGGCCTTGCTCTAAAGCCTCGCAAGCTTGGGTAATTCGTTTGCCTACTTGCCTCATTTGCCTAACTCCTCCAGTTTTGCCTTGTATTTCTCTTTGATCGCAATCAGTTCTTCACGATCCCACTTGTGCGGCGTGTTATCCGCCTCCAGAGCCTCGACACGCTCCACGCCGATCCTCGCAATGAGTCCGATGCGGTAATCGACTGCCCTGCCTGCTCCGTAGCGATTGCAGACCTTGCGCTGCCCGTGCGCGTTGTCTTCATGGAAACGCAGATGTGATGCGCTTCCGGTACTCCGGTAGTGCCCACAATCGAAACCTCCACCGACCTCACCAGTTCCAAGATGCATTCCGCAGCAAATGCATGGTTTGCCTGAATCTCGGCCACGAACAAATGCGTTAAAGGCAACTTGAGCCTCCTTGATTAAGTCGGGTATTCGCTTGATTGCAGCCTTTCTGGCTTTGTTTCGCTCTGCCTCTTCCTTCTTTGCAGCCTTGACTAGCCGCGATGCACAGATAGGGCCGCATACAGACTGCATGGGCCTAGCTGGCACAAAGCACCCGCCGCAGTACTTGCAGGCTTTTGGCTTGATAGTTGCAGCGAGATTCATGGCTTAAACGGTTGTCCAGTCTTCGGCCATCACATCGCCAATGCTTGGCACCCAAGTGGAAATAGAGCCATCAACGTTCTTGATGTCGATGTGGGGTCGGTAGTTGATCTCGGTACCTTCGGGGAAGATGCCGAGCAGCGGTGCACGGCTGACATTGAACTTGCTGCCATTAACCAAGAACACAAACATACCCTTGCCATTCCAACCAGAGCGCGCAACCTTTTCCCCGAGCTTTAGCATATGCAAAGCATCGCCAAACGTCAGGGCCTGCGACTCACCCTCAATGTCGCGGTAAGCGGCCTCAAAAACGTCTTTCGGACTCCAGCTTGTGTAGCCATCCTCGTACTTGACACCATAACCTGGCGCTTCGTCTTTTTCTGCTGCCCATGCCAAAACAATTTTTGTGCCGATGTAATGATGTGTCATGTTTATTGGTGATTTTGAAGGTCATAAAAAACCACGCCCAACTCGTACGCGGCAAAGGCTTCTACTTGGTCGCAGAAGTTGCAGAATTCGGCGGTCGTTAGCTTTGTGCTACTTGCGCCGATTACTTGCCCGTTTGGCAGTTCCATAACTCCGATGAACTGCCGTTTGAATTGCTCATGCCAGATGGCGGCGTCGTATAGCTTGCCGTTTACTGTGGCCTGCTCTGCAATCTGCTTTAGAACGCCACCGCCCCAATACCGGCGGTTTTGCGCTGTAGATCGCTTCTGGCGCTTCACTTCAAGCTGTAGCTTATGGCCTGCCATCAGTTGCGGTTTGATCTGATTCCATACAGCCATCAGACAGACGTGGGCCTGCTGCGGATTGAATAGGGTTGCTGTGTAGCTCATGTATTTCTCGCGGCGTTAATCTGCCGCGCCCAGTCGTCGTAGGCTTTCTGGGGGGTCATACCAAGACCGCGAACTGGAAACATTCCAGCAGCACGGCCACGGTTCCGGCACTCCCATTGCTGGTACTCATAGCCGCAATCGCCCCAGCTATGCTTTAGGTAGATGTGTGGCTTCACAGAACAGCCTTAATGTTCTGCCCGGTAGTCCGTTCCTCGATTAGCTTTCCTGCGGCTTTGTATCTGGCTTGTTGCGCTCTGAGGCTTGCAAGAACTCCAGCCTTTGCGCTACGTGTTGCGAGATTCCAGAGTAAAAGTCCTCGCGCTCTAGCTGCTTGCACCTCAGTCGTGCATGGTCGATAAATCCCGGATTCGATGCCATCCGTACTAGGTGTTCCAACATTGTTTGGTAGTGGGTCATTCATTACGCAGCCCCACTAAATCCCCAGACACCCAAAGCGCCCAAGTAATCACAGATTCAGGAACATCACCACCATATCGGGCTAGGTCCAAAATGCGCGCTGCTTCCATCTCTTCAAAATTGAATCCATCTCTCATGCTGCAATCTTCCCTGTCATTTTTCCGGTGATTGATGCCAGTTGCGCACGGATGTTTGCAGGCATTGGGGTAACACCCCTATCCCTGTTGTCCAGTTCGCGCCTGGTTGCTTCTGCGGCGTCTGCGCCTACTTTGGTGGTTGTCACGACTGTGGATTCGTCATGCCAGCGACCATCGTTAAGCCACGTTGCAGGGTATGGGATGAACTCTCCCAAGTCTTTTAGCCAGTCGTCTGATGCGGCCTGCACAGCTATCGCTGCCAGCATGTTTTCCAGAAGCTGTCGATCAGGCTTGCGCTTGTCGAATGCCTTCTTTGCATCGTCTTTGGCTTTCTTCTTTGGGTAGGCTTTCCAGAATTCTTCAAACAACTCAACCCGAGGCGCAGCCGATATAACGTCTTCGGATACGGATACGGATACGGATACGTCTAGGTGAGCATTTGCTATCAATTGATTGCAATTGTTTTCAAGTGCTGTCGGTTGAGGGAATTTGCTTTTAGTTGCGCGAATCTGCTGCCCAAATTTGACAATCTCAAGGTAACGCTCCCCGTCCTGTGCCGAGTACACCCTTACAAGACCCGCAACCTCACAACTGTGAAGCCACTTGCCTACGTCCGAGTCGGAAACCTTATTCAACTGTCGTGGGTATGCATATCCACGCAACACACTAGCATCTGCAAAATACCTGCCATAGTCATCCACAAGCGACATAAGCCGCCTGTAGAGAACTTCTTCTGCCCATCCCAATTTGGCTACAAGTGGGCTGGTCAAAATTCCATCGCGCAAAATACGGTTAGGCATTTATGCGGCATCCATCTCAAAAAGACCGTGCTGCTCTTTTTCAGCATCGGCAATGTTCTGGCATGCAAGCTCCCAGTATTGAGGCTTAAGCTCTGTACCAATGAACTTGCGTCCCATCTTCACAGCGCAATAGCCTTCCGAGCCAATGCCGGTGAACGGTGAGAAAACCAGATCACCAGGATTGGTCCACAAGTGAATGCAACGCTCAATCACATCAAGCTGCAACGGGCACATATGCTTCTCGTCGTGTTCGTCACGGGCCGGGAGCTTGTTCAACGTGCGAGACTGGTTAATATCAGTCCAGATAGGGCTGGCATACTTTTGCCAAAGGTGCACAGGAAGATCATCACCATGGGTTACGCGCTCCACAATCTCTCCATGCTTGCGCATGGTCACAACGTAATCAGGAAGGCCCATGCGGCTCATGGTGCCGTTTTCTCGGATAGTCTTGTGCAGCAGTCCCAGAGCCTTTGTGCGCTGCATGGCGACTACTGGGTCTTTCCATATTGCCACCTCAGAGTGGTAAATGAACCCAGCATCTTGGAATGCGCGGATTAGGTCGCCCCGGAAGTCGCGCAGGCCAATGAAGCCTTGCCGCATCTTGGTGGTCGGCAAGTTCATGCAGTGGAAGCTGACATTGCGGCCAGGTTTCAATACGCGGAACAACTCGGAAATCAGAAAGCGAAGCTGTGCGACAAACTCGCCATCGCTCTTGCAGTTTCCCATGTCATGGTCACTATTGGAGTAAACAAACAGGTCTGCAAATGGAGGGGAAAACACACTGTAGTCGATGCTGTTGTCTTCCATCTTGCGCGAGTGCTTCACGCAGTCGCCAAGCAGCACTGTAAAGTTTTCAGATTCGAACTTGTCTTCGTGGTACTCATCTACGATGTTCGACTGGCCTGCGAGTTCGTTGTTCATGATGTCTTTCATGTGCTCAATCATTTGTGCGCTCATTTCGTGGTGCATTACCTCTTTGCGCTTGAGGTTGTCCAGAATCTGGCCTTCGTTTTCAGCCGTGAACAGGTGGACTTGCACGCTGCGCTTTTGACCAAAGCGATAGCAGCGGCGAACTGCCTGGTAGAACTTCTCGAATGAGTCATCAAGGCCGACAAAGGCCATGCGTGCACAGTGCTGCCAGTTCATCCCATAGCCGCATATCTTTGGTTTGCTTACCAGAACACGCAGATCTCCGTGTGTGAAGGCCATCATGTTTTTTGTCTTGGACTCGGGAGAATCAGAGCCTTGGACATTGATGCAGTCCAGCAACGTAGACTCTATCAGATCCGCTTCGTCGTTCAGGTGAGTCCAGATCAGCCAAGGCTCATCTGGCTCTGCATTGACCACATCAGCCAGTGCACGGCAACGGGCAACAATCGAATCACGCTGGGCCTTTCGGCGCTCCAACATAGTCATGGCAGGACGGGCGAACAGCTCATCGACTACCTGCTCAGTTTCCACCACATGCTCAAAGTATTGAAGCGGGGGGAGTTCGTAGCGCGTTCCATCAAATCCAATATCTGATGGGTTGCGCAGGACTACAGCCCATCCACCCATCCATTCCCAAAACTTAGAAGCGCCCCATCCCTTGAGTCGCCATGTGCCCGTGTCGCCGGTATCGTTGACAAAGTAAGTTGCCAGCATTTCCGTGCGAGTCATCACACCCAAGAACTCGCACTGGTTTCCAAGCTCTTCAAAGTCGTTGGGGCTTGGTGTTGCGGTGCAGCTCAGTCGATACGGTACGGACTGGCAGTTTTCGATCAGTGCGGTTCGGGTCTTGCCGTTATGGCTTTTCAAGATACTGGACTCGTCCAGGACAACGCCATGCAGTTCAGTGAAGTCGATGGCATCAATGCGCTCATAGTTCGTAATCCATACGCCGGGGGCGTTGGGAGCCTCGCCTGCAGGAACACGGCGCACTTCAATGCCGAACGTCTTTCCCTGCTCTATAGTCTGCTCAGACACAGCCAACGGTGCCAAGACAAGCACAACGCCGCCAGTGTGGCTGTGCACCTCGTCTGCCCATGCAAGTTGCATAAGGGTCTTGCCGAGGCCAGTGTCAGCAAAGATTGCAGCGCGTCCACGGCGCACAGCCCATGACACGATGGCATGCTGGAAGTCGAACAGGTGTTCATTCAGTGCACCCGGCTTGTGGCCGGTGGCAACTTCACTGCGGCGTTTGCTTTTTACAAACTGCTCGTAATCGTCTAAAATCATTTCACTCATTGCTAAATTTCCCTTAGTTGTGATAGATGCCCTGCTCAGTTCGCGCTGAGTGGGGGTTTCGCTTTGTTGGCCGCAAAACGACGGTCAACTACTGGCAGTCCAAGGCTGCGCAGCTTGCGAGGGTGCGTACCAGCAGCCATAGCTCGGTGGTAGTACGAAAGTTGGGGGTAAGAAGGCTTCTCACCTAGATCGTCCAGAAGGCAAGACCGTGATGGGATAGAAAATGCATTCATCACAGCGCCCAATCCGCAGGAGCCACGCCGAAATACTTGTGATACGTCTTTCCGGGGACTTTGCGCTTTTCGCTTGTCCATCGAGTTCTTGCGCCAACAGGAGTTTTAATTGCAGACTCTAAGTCCCATCCATACACATCAATGCGCCTACTTATGGTGCAACTTTTGATACCAAACTCGTCAGCCCATTGCGTCAATGTTTTTGTAATACCAAATGCGCAAATGACACGGTTGCTTACCCTATTGTTCTGCTGCTCTTTCATAGTTTCCCATCGGCAGTTTTCCTTGAAATAGCCTTTGTTGTTATCTATTCTTCCGATGGAAAAGCCATCAGGCCTATCGCCCATGTCCTTCAGAAATGACTCAAAGTCAGTCCATTCTTCGCATACCCTTATCCCCCTTCCCCCATACCTGGGGAATGACTTATGCGACTCTCTATTGCACCTAGCCAACATAGAGAACCAAGTTTGATAGGCCTTACTTCCAGGGTGCGCGTATCCATGCTTTTTCTTGAAGTGGCCGGCAACAGCCAATTTCCCTGCGCGAGAGTGCCGTTCTGATTTTTCAATGTTCATCGTGGAGCCTTCTCAGAATTAGTAAGCCCACCGCCGATATGGCGCTCTTGATTCACGCGAGTAGCCAGCTTCTTAGAGACTGGTGTGGGCTTGATGTAGATAGCTGGGGCTGTAGCTGTGAAAGCGTTGGGCTTTGGCAAAGGCTTGTTCATTTCCCTTGTCCTCCCTCATGTGCGCCGGTCAATCCCTCGTGATTCAGAATCTTGTGGAGTTCAATAGAGGCATGAATCTCATGCATCGCAATCTTGTGCATCCAGTCTCTGGCAATCTCGGACTTGTCCTTGCCGGTAGTGCGATGGATGGATTCGAGAACGGCATCAGTCTCTGGCGTGACCTTGCCCCGGAAGTCAATCAAAGGGAGGCTCATTTATGCAGCCTTTGCCGTGGGCTTGCGCTTAATCAGCTCAGGCCAGATGGACTGCCAGTCATCAGGGCGAAGCTCTTCGCGGGTGACTTGACCACCTGTTGCTTGCTCAATGGAAACGGAAAGCTCGGGGCTTGGTACCTTCCTGCGGGTGAATACCTGGTAGAGGTACTGCTCTGCAATGCCAATCCGTTCTGCAATCTCAAGTCGTTGTGGCTGGGATATGTTGTTCATGGCGCAAATTCTATCGTTTCGATAGATGTAAGTCAAGCGATTCGATAGAACTCTTTTTGTAGAGTGTTCACATGGACGAATTGAACAATCCCGCCGTTGCAGCGCTTCAATCGCTATGCGACAAAGAAGGCGGCTTCAAGGTCGTAGCAGATGCGATTGGCGTTAACAACCAGTCGATCTATCAGATACTCACCTTTGTGAAGCTTCCGTCTGGAAGGCCGAAGGGCATCGGGCCATCCCTGCGCGACAAGCTGGACGCACGCTATCCGGGGTGGAACGCAAAGCGAGTTATGTCTGGCGGCTTTCCATCTGAAGCTTCTGAAATGGCGAAAAGACTTGCGGCGGCCTTTGACCGGATACCCAACTCTGACCCCATAAAGAAGTCAAGAGCATTTAGCGCAGCGTTTGCGGCTATTGAGAAAGAGCTAAAAAGCGATTAAGCCATTCGTCGTGTGATGATTGGCTGTTGAAGTACATGACCGCAATGCCTTCACTGTTAAGCCGTTCTGTTTCTACATCAATTTGTGTTTGTGATTCGCCATTGCGGATGCGCATGACGATTTTTGGTTCGACTTCTTGCATTTTTTTCCCTGATTTTTGCTGTAATTCTATACAGCCGTATCAAGTGAAGACAAGTGTCCGAATGGACTAATGCGGCAAAGAATTTGATTTGCTGATCCAGAACTAACACAATTCCCAGCCAGTACAAACCGCCCTTTGAGGCGGTTTTTTACGCCTTTGCCGCTATCAGGGTTAGCACCTAGAAAATAATTTGATTTTTTTCTATCTTTTAGCTTGACTTGCTCTATCGTTTCGATAGAATTCATTCCAACGCAACAACAAAGCGAAGGAGTGAAAGATGGAACTGAACACAAGGCTGAACGGGACTTCTGTCCGTGTTGTCTACACCGTAGAAACCGAAGAAGTAGACTGCTTTGATAGCGCATCGGGTCGTGAGTACACGCAGACCGTGGCAAACGTCTATGTCGAGTCTGTCTTCTATAAGGGCATCGACATTCAGGAAGTCGTTAGTGACTCTGACATGACCGAGATGGAGATGGAATGCCAATTTGCTCTGGAAGAGGTGGAAGCATGACCCGCCCCGAACTCACAGAGCGCGAAGCTCAACTGCTCAAGGCTTTGCAGGCCATGAAAGGATGGGTTGTTTGCAAGGTCGAGCCGGTTGTCTATGGCACTGGTGAACCCTACCACGCACTGCTGCGTGATCTGTCCATCGCACGCTTGGCAATCATTGACGCAACTGGAGGGAACGAAGAATGAAAACAACGCTCAACAAAATTCGTGAGCACTCGCCCTCCCATAAAGGCTGGACAAAGCTACTGCGAAATCTCGGAAAAACCAAAGCTGATGACGATCCACTGGCGATCACCACGATTATGGACAGCAATGGACTAGACGATGCCCTGTGGTCTTTGCGTGCTGTTGATGGCTATCAGCGCGAGATTCGTTTGTACGCTGTTGACTGTGCGCGGTCTGTGCAGCACTTGATGACTGATGCCAGAAGCATTGCTGCTATTGATGTAGCAGAACGTCATGCAGATGGCTTGGCAACTGATCAGGAACTGGCCGCTGCTATGGCCGCTGCTTGGGACGCTGCTAGGAACGCTGCTATGGCCGCTGCTTGGGACGCTGCTAGGAACGCTGCTAGGGCCGCTGCTATGGCCGCTGCTAGGAACGCTGCTTGGGCCGCTGCTAGGAACGCTGCTTGGGCCGCTGCTTGGGCCGATGCTTGGGCCGATGCTTGGGCCGATGCTTGGGCCGATGCTAGGGCCGCTGCTAGGGATGTACAAGCCGACTTGCTTCGCATCGTCTGCGCTGAGATTGAACAGAGGGATGCAGCATGACCTACAAAAACAACTTCGACCAGCTTGGAAACCGCTTTGCTGAAGAACTGACCAGCGAAACATATGTAAATGAGTTGGTTGACGCCCTCTTCATTGCCGCTGTGATTGCCATCCCTTTTGTCTTCTATTTCTGGAGCTAACCATGATTATTTTTACCCGACTCTACGCACTGTACCGCCGTGCGGGATTCACCCGCACCAGCGCTGCAAAGCGCGCATGGGCCAATTCTCGCTACTAACCAAGGAGTAACCACATGAACAACCGTATGCCGATCGAAATGATTGAAGATGCGCCGCTGACGCTACAGACCCGCGCAGCACTGGCGATGAACAGCACCCACACTGAGCGCGACCTGATCGCACTCGCAGCCAAGAACACGCATATCGTGGCCGTGATCGACAAACTCGGACGCCAACAGGCTCACGGCGCAGCGATGGAACTGAAGCGCGCACGTACCACTATTGCCGGTGTGAGCAAAGATGCTCGGGATGATGCAACCCAATTCCAGAAGGCGATCATTGCTGAAGAAAAGCGCCTGATTGCCATCATCGAGCCGGAGGAAGAAAGATTGTTTGTCCTACGCGATGCTTTTGACGATGAACAGGCATGCATCCGTGCAGAAGCAGAGCAGGCCGAGCGTAACCGCATCACCGCCATTCACGCAAAAATCGCTGAACTGCGCAACTTCCTGATGCTGGCTGGTCAGTGCAGCACTGCCGAGCGCATTGCTGGCCTGATTGAAAAGCTCGAAGCTATCCAGCAAGCAGGCTATGAGTCCTTTGACGAATTCGCGGCAGAAGCCAGCACTATTGCAGCCGCAAGCTATGACGCTATGGTCAAGTTGCACGCCGCTAAGGTGCAAGACGAAGAAGCCGCTGAACGCGCCAAGGCAGAGCAAGAAGCTACCCGCATTGCCCAATCTATCGAAGCTGCCAAGTTGGCCGCTGAACGTTCTGCATTCTCCAAGGAGCAGGCTGCATTTAAGGCGCAGCAAGCCGCCATCTTGATGCGCGATGAACAAACCGCGCGCGAAGTACGCGAAGCCAATGAGCGCGCTGCCTATGCCGCTGCAATCAATTCTGCGCCTGTTGCTGATGCGGAAATTGAATCTGTAAAAGTGAAGCCACTCACTCTGCGCGGTCAGTTTGAAAAGACATTCGCAGCCGAAGTGTGGAACCCCAGCGACGTGCAGATTCTGGATGCACTGTGCATTCACTTCGGCAAGTCCAAGCGCATGGTGTTTGAGCGCTTGAGCAAGGGCATCGACTTGACTGCGCTGGAACTGGCTTGCTTTGACAAGATTGCACAATGAACGAAATAACGCGCACCGAACAGGGCGCACTTTCTGCCCAGCCTGCACCAGTCGGCCCTATGGCCGGTGCAATCCAAGTCCTGCAAGCTGGCATGACTATTGAGCAGATGCAGGGTCTGATGGTCCTGCAGAAGGATTGGGAGGCCAATGAAGCACGCAAGGCTTATGTTGCTGACATGGCTGCATTCAAGATGAACCCGCCTGAGATTTACAAGACCAAGCAGGTCGCATTCTCTGGCACTGCATACAACCATGCCACGCTGGGCGATGTGACCAAGGCAGTAGTTGATTCTCTGGCTCGCCATGGGTTTAGCCATAGTTGGGAAACGAAGCAGGCCAATGGATTTATCACCGTGAACTGCAAGATTACTCACCGTCTGGGTCACAGCGAATCGACAAGCATGGAAGCCATGCCCGACCAAAGCGGCAAGAAGAACGCAATTCAGGCTGTTGCGTCGAGTATCACCTATATGCAGCGTTATACGATCCTTGCGGCTTGTGGCTTGGCTACCATAGACTTGCCTGATGATGACGGACAAGCATCTGGACCTCCTGCCACCTATGACGCCGCAGAGACTCTAGCAACATGGATTGACCGGGCTAACCAGGCTATCAACTTGGATGCACTGCGGGTTACTCGCGGAATGGCCGGGGAGGAATTCCAAGCTGCTGGCGATGTGAAAAGCTGGAATGCGTTCAAGGCTCACATTGCCAACGTCAAGGCAAAGATCGAAGGATCTACAGCATGAGCTACATCGTCTGCACCCATGAGCAAGGCACGGAAGGATGGCACCTTGACCGCCTTGGAAAAGTCACCGGCTCCAATGTCTCCAATGTGTTCGCAAAGGTCAAGTCAGGCGAATCCGCAGGCCGTGCTAACTACCGCATGGACTTGGTGCTTGAGCGCATCACCGGAAAGCCTGCTGAATCCGACTTTGCAAAGACCAAAGAAATGCAGTGGGGCAATGACCAAGAGCCACACGCACGCATGGCCGTGGAAATGCAACTGGGCTATGAGATTGGTGAGTCTGGATTCGTCTACCTGCCTAAGATCATGGCCGGTTGCAGCGTTGATGGCTGGGTGAACATTAATGGCCGCATGGGCATCTACGAAGGAAAGTGCCCCAAGAGCAAGAACCACTATGCGTACCTAATGGGCGGAGTCGCACCATCTGAGTACCTTCCACAAATGCGGCACAACATGTGGATCACTGGCGCTGAGTTCTGCCTGTTCTCTAGCTTTGACCAGCGCATGCCAAAGGAACTGCAATTGTTCACAGCCGTTCTTGATCGTGATGAATCTGCTATCCGCGAACACTCCATTGGCGTCATGGAATTTCTGGCGGGCGTTGATGCTGACGAAAAGAAGATGCGCACCCACATCGAAAACATCCGGGCATCTAAGCCCGTACTTGAAACTGAATTCGCTTAACTAAGGATTAAAAATGGCACAACTTATTGGATACTTTCGACTTGGACGCGATGCCGAACTGCGCAACCTACCAGATGGAACCGCAGTGGCAAACCTGTCACTCGCCTACAACTATGGACAAAAAAGCCAAGACGGCAAGAAGCCATCGCAGTGGGTTGATGGCTCCCTGTGGGGTGTGCGTGCAGAATCGCTGTACGACTATCTCATGAAGGGCCAGGGCCTTTGCTGCACCATTGATGATGTGCATGTGGAATCGTTCACAAAGGCCGATGGCACCGCCGCCACTAAGCTAGTCGGGAAGGTGTCGCAGATTGAATTCGCTGGATCGCCAACAGGTCAGGCCGCTACCCCTGCACCTCGCGCACCCGCTGCACGCCATCCAGCACCGCAAGCACAGCTCCCTGCGCATCGCCAAGCTCCCCGACGCCAAGCGCCTGCCGCATCAAGTGGCTTTGACGATATGGACTCGGATATGCCATTTTGATGACCTACACTCCCTGCGGAGCTGACAGCATGACCACTACACCACTTCCAACTATTTTAACCAAGGAAAATGAAATGAACATCGAAGAACTGACACTTAAGCAAATCCGCGAAATCGCAGCACTTGTAAATGGAACCGTTGCGCAACCTGCACAAACCACGCGACACCCCTTTGTCGGAAAGTATGTCATAGCACGTTGCTATGCAGCAGGCGTGCATGCCGGTGAAGTCGTGAGCGTGGATGGTGAAAACGTAATCTTGAAAGACTCTCGCCGCCTGTGGTCATGGAAAGCCAAGGATGGCGTTGCATTGTCTGGTGTCGCTCAGACTGGCGTGCAATCCGACTGCAAGATCGACGTAGTTAATCCTGAGATTGCATTGA